GTTAACCTTCTGTCGAAACTCCGGACCTACCCAGTTCTTTTGCTCTACGTGGTCAATCCGGCCCTCTGGGTCAGCGGCGATGTCTGACAGGTACACGTAATACCACCGGCCTGTCTGGCATACCTCGCACTCGAACTGCCAAGGTAGATCAGGTGTCCCGGCTAGTACTACCGCTTCTCTTCCGCATGCTTCACATTTTACCATTGATCTTGCTCCTCTATTTCACGTGCCGGGATTGTCCAGCGTCCCTTCCATTCCCCGCGTAGGCTTAAGTCGTGGATTGTGTTTGATTGTTCGTAGTACCTCAGTGGAATATACTTGATCATACCACCGTCGCGATTCTTGGCTATCTTGAAATAGCTTGTGACGAGTCCGAACGGTTGACCGTCTGTTGCACGGCTTGTGTAGTGCTCGCGCATGTCGTCGCTAAGGTTGTCCAGACGCTGGAATATGACCACGTTATCTACTACGTTCGTGATATTCTTACTGCCGGATATTGAGTCGACCGTTACTATGTCCGTGTCTTTTCGCGGGTGTGCAACCAGGATAACGTGTATTTGCAATGCCTCGCAAAAAGTTTTTAGCCGGTTCGTGATTATGCGTTGGCTTTCGAGTAGCTGCCCGTCTGCGCCGTTCTCCAGCTTCATGAGGTTGTCAATGATGAATACTTTAGTCCCGAATAGCGACGCCTCGCGCTTGATCCAGGCGAACAACTGCTTAACCACGTCTGCCTCTGTCAATTGCTCATTATCGAATAGTGAGATGTAAGGGGCGACTTTTTGCTTGAATGACTCAATACCAACCGAGGTCGGCTTGTATCGCGTGTTAAACCAATCGTCTGACCATGTTTCGAGGTGTCCCGATTCCATCGTATTCGCCTGACGTATGTAGCGTTCGCGGAATTTCAGGGCAGATTCTTCGCCGAGCAGGCAACCTACGCGTTTCCCCTTCTCTACCTGAGCCGCGATTATTTGCCGGAGGATCGTTGTTTTGCCGTCTCCTGATCGTCCGGTGAGTAGCGTGAGCATGCCATGCTGGAGCCCGTACAGGATCTTATCAAGCTGCCAAAATCCAGACTCAGAGAAGGTCGCGTCCGTCTCCTCCAGCTCTGCTAGGTCAACTGTGTACGCAGGCTTGTACTCTTTCGCCTCAAGCACCGCTTCGACGAGTGAGTCCCGGCCATGCTCGATCAGCAGCTCGTTGGCGTCGTTAACTTTTCCACGGTTTCAGGTTGGCGGTCGCAACCCGTACATGGTGGGATAGCTCATCTTGTAGCTTGCTGGCGAACTTCTTTCCGGCCTCATCGTTGTCCGGGAGGATGATAACCATGTTGTGTCGCTGGATGTACGGGAGTGAGTTCTCGACCCAGCCGAACGAGCTGGAGCCGGACGGCACCGAGGATGCGGAGATCTGGACATCGGCGCCACGTGCCGATACTGTTTTTTGTACGTGTGTTGCCCGTACAGCGTGTTTACGCCTCCTTTGGGGGTCGGGCTGTATTTGTCCCGTCCGTTGGCGTGAGAGCCGATTAAACGGCCTTTGATCTTAACCAGGGTTTTGTCACAGACGTAGTTGAAGTATATCGCCTGGCTATCCCCGGTGACGTGGTAGCGCTTCAGGGTTGCCTCTGAGATCCGGCGCTCCTGCATGTACTGAACCATCTCACGCGACCGCTCACGGCTGATCGGCTGGATGCCTTCCCACTCTATGATTTTGGGTTTGGTTTCCTTTGGCTTGGGCTCGTCCATCTCGATTCCGGCATACTCGTGCAGGATCTCATTCGCCTGCTTATTGTCTCCTCCTGCCTGGTCTTTGGCGTGGTCCAGAATATCCCAGTATTCGCCGCAGTTGTGGCACTTGAAATGCAGTGCACCAGACGACCAATCTAGCTCCGGGTTCGAAGCGTGTGCGGTCATAAAGCAGACGAGGTTGCCAATCCCGTCTGCCTTATCCGCGTGGATGATATCCTTGGCACGCTCGCCGATGGATAGTTTTAGATCATCCCAGTTCATGATTCCTCGCATTATCTGCTATCATCATTGCAAAGTTTGCCACGTCTGCACATTCTCGAATAATCTTTTCAGGATCTTCGTCCATGACTTCGTTCAGCTCGTGAACCTCATCCATTAGCCGTGCAAAAAGCCAGTCATTACTTACTGTATTCCAGTGCGCTTTGTGTGAGTTTTCGCGTAGCTTCAGGTACATATCGTTCCCAAACTTCTGCAAGGCATCGTGGTCATTCACCCAATGCCTAGGCTGTTTTCCGATAGGATCAGACATCGAATAAATCCTGCTGCTTGAGTTGTTCTGCTGCGGCAAGGTTCTTGACCGCTTGTCGATAGTAGCTTTCCTTCAGCTCCACCCCTACGAACTTCCGGCCCATTTTGACGGCGGTATAGCCTTCTGATGCGATGCCCATAAACGGGCTCAATACCAAATCTCCGGGATTAGACCACATCTGAATGCCTCGCTCGATCACATCCAACTGTAGCGGGCAAATATGCCGTTCGTCGTTGTGTTCTCGAGCACTCCGATGCTGAAGAGTGTTCGACGGGTTGATGTCCATCCATACGGGAGATGCGTAACGTTGCCATACATCAATTGACAGGTTCCCTGTGTTTTCAAACGTGGACTCGTCGCCAACGAACTTCTCAAACGGACCTGAGCATGGTTCTGGATTTACCCCAGGCTTCCGCATGGTTACGAGATAATCAGGGATACCCTGACGACTCATGGCCGAGTCTTTACAGATCTGCTTGTGAAGCAGTCCAAGAGCCTTAGTCCGCTGCATTGCTGTCACTGGATTCTTCCAGATGCACACCTCGGAATGGTAGATAAATCCGGCATCCTCAAACATGCGAATCATTTCCCCACGAAAGTCGCGAATCCCGATCACTCCATCACGAGCCTTGCTTGTTGGTAGATTCATGCAGTGGATCGAAACCAATCGACCATCCATCAACACGCGATAGAGTTCCTTGACGAGGAATTTGTAATGCGTGTAGAATTCATCGTCAGTCTTGCAATTACCCATATCCCTGGCGCTATTGCTATAAGTATACAGGCTGGCAAATGGGGGGCTGAAAATTGAATAGTGGACTGATCCCGATTCGATCTCTCTTGTTCGTTCTACGCAGTCGCCAAGCATGGCCTTGTAATTGTCGTTCTCGACGACTTCTGTCTTGTAATCTGACTTGTTCACTTGAGTTCCCTTGATGTTTTCTCGGTTAATATCTCTCATGTGCTCGACCATTCCAGCTGCCATCTTTTCGGCGTCTGCTTCTTTTCGTTGGATGTTTCGCACTACGTTCCCTTCGATGTCTGCGGTTACGATATGAACGTCTACCTTGTTCTTTTGCCCGAACCGATAGCAACGCCGAACAGCCTGATAGTAACTCTCCCACGAGTCGTTTAGTCCAAGGAATATAACCGTACTGCAATGCTGCCAGTTCATGCCGAATCCGCCGATCTTGGGCTTTGTCACCAATACACGGAAGTCACCTTTACTGAATCCAACAAGACCCTTGGCTTTCGCCTCGTCTGTCATACATCCAGAAACTTCCACTGCGTCAGGTATTAACTTTGTGACCGTTTCTGATTCACTGTTTAGGTTGCACCAGATCAATACAGGCTTATCGGTTGCGTTGGCAATCATTGCCGCCTCTCGACATCTGTCCTCAACCGTATCCCTGCGCGCTGAATTACGCTCCTGAAGTGTCTGCGCTTCCATTTGGAAAAGGAAGTCGCCGGTTGCCTCTGTTTGGATTGTATGGTGATGCATCCGCAGTTCAGGCAGGATGAAGTCGCGATCATCATAGCCCAGGTCTGACGGCTTGCGAATCATAACGGCCCATGAGCAAACCCACTTCCAAAACTCCCCTTTTGCATGGCCCTTGAGTCTCCACTTCTGGGTTTCGCCGCCATCATGGACAAAGAACATGGATAGCATTTCCGTGCGCGTCATTGCCCCGACAAACTCAGCATGGTTGCCAAGCTCCATATGGTCATTAGGTGCAGGAGTTGCTGTACACGCCAATCGGTACGGGATATCCTGGCACGATTCGATGACCAGATTGCGATACTTCCCGGTGAAGTTCTTCAGGATTGACGACTCATCAAGCACCACTCCAGTGTACTTCGAAAAGTCAAATCGATCCATCCGCTCATAGTTGGTTACTGGATTGTTTCCGTTGTCGATCTCATCCGGCATGTATTCCAAGTTCGTGATTCCGAACTTCTCTCCCTCTCTGATTGTCTGGTGCGCTACTGCCAACGGTGCCAAGATCAATACCTTGCCCGGGATATGTCTCGCCCATTCCAACTGCATCAAAGTTTTGCCAAGACCGCAATCAGCCCAAATTGCAGCCCTACCGCGTTTCAGCGCCCATGATACGATGTCACGCTGAAAGTCGAACATTGCAGCATTTAGTTCTGGGACTTCAGCCAGTCCGGTAGGAATGTCGCTCAATGCCTTTGATTCGATAAATTCCTGATAATCCATTAGTTTACCTCCATTTTTGCGAGTGCCTTACGCTTGGCGATTCGTGCCAGTTCAAGCGATCCATACAATCCAAAGTATCGTACCTTTCTTGATTCCCGGTCCCAGATGCGAACTCGGTATTTCTGTGACTGCCTGTGGAAGTGAATGTGCCGTTCCATGTGTGTTGTCTCCTTAGTTGAAAGTGGCCCCGGCCTGGTTGACATTTGTTCCGAACGCGCCCTGTATAGGGAGTCTCTCCTATGTTGGGGTTGTTTGGTTGGCTCACTTGAGCCCCAGGCCGGAACCGAGATTGTTAATCGCCTAGCGCGTCTAGTTCCGCGATACGAAAGACTCACGCTTTCCAAGCCAGTCCAGAACGATCTGAACAGACTCAGGATCGAACCCATCCGCCACAGCCTGATCGATGGCAGCGGAAAACCCAACCATGTCCGGGCATCCGATATTGTACCGCTTCTGCAACGCCACGGCCAACGGTTTCAGGTTCCATCTGGTAAGGTTTGGTTTAGTTGGGTTATGGGTAGTGGGTAGTGGGTTATGGGTAGTGGGTGGCTTTACGATGGCTTTACGATCGGTTGGCGATGGGTTAGCGATGGGTTTCCCATGGGTTTTTCTGGGTTTATTTTGAGGCTGTTTGCGTGGTCGTCCACCCTTACGCCCGTTGGCCTTTTGCTTGTCAATCCACTCGTTAAACTTGGAGATTTCGACATCACAGCGGTGATTATGCCAAACACCGTCAGACAGCTCAAAGAACTCATTCAGGACAATTTCAACAACATCAGAACCCAGACGTAACCGACGGGAAACCGACTGGATATCGTTGGGTATTGGCTGCTCGGTAGAGTAGTACAGGTCAAGGAGCCTACGGTATGCAAGATCCTCAAGTGGTTCTAGGTGGGCAGTGTGCGATATATAATCGCCAAGGTGGAACTGGTAGTATTGCATGAATATGCTCCTATTCTTTCCTATTCATTGCATAAAAGAGGTGAGGAAGCGGACACGCCCGAATAGGAAGGCTATCCCCGTATGCCTACGGTTAAGCCCGCCCTCACCATTACTGTAGCATGTCTCTGGTAGAGTTCAAGTCCTGCGCTTTGATTACTGCGTTGATGAAGTCAACAGCGTCTGACCTTGCTCGCTCCCACCAATCCTTTGTTTGGGCGTCTGTCATCGTACCGGCGTCAACCTCTTCCTTGGTGCATTTATACCGGGTAAACGCAATCTTCATTTCCCTTGTCCATTCTTTTGTGCTGCGTGCGTAGTTGTAGCCCTCAAGGAAGAACGCACCTGCATCGCCCCAGTTGATCTTGCTGTGCTCTTGGTTTGCTGCGTCGGCGTAGTCCGTCTCTCGGGCTAGGTCTGTTGCTTTGTCTAGGTCCATCAATCAACCTCCTGAATAGTGTACGATTCGTCCGGCGGCACAAACATCGTAGCGCGGTAAGCTTCTACCCGCTTCTTTTCGGCGTCCGTCCATTTCTTGATAAGCAGAGCGACCTGCCAGCCTTCCAGGTGCAAGTGCGGCGGGAGTCCGACCTTGATCTGCATTGTAGCGCCCTTGCGCTGTTGTTTTGGCCGGCTCATCTCGTATGGATTTCGGTGGTAGTCCTTGGCCATCCTTCGCGCCGCCTCGCTGAGTGAGATGCCGTACCAATAACACATATTCTCAAATTCAGCCTTGAGCGACGGCGATAGCCTGACCGGGATCTGGTTGGTAGTGCATGCCGTGAGTGTCGGCAGTCGTGTTGCGTCGTAGCCCATTAGTGTACCTCCTAAAAATTGCCGTCTTCAAATGCGGTCTTAGCCTTGATATGCAGCGCCCGCGCTTTGCTGTACGTGTCGCGGTAGGAAGAATACAGACGCCGACCGCGCATAAACCAAGCGTCCTTGGCTGCTTCGCGTCGGGACATATGAAGGGAAAGGACGATATCAACCCGTTCATAGTATTCGAAAACGCCCATTAGTGTACCTCCTGTTTTTCTTCTGCCATGAATTGAGCTGCCTTGGCGTTCATCTGGCGTAGTGTGATTGGTGTTCGTTTCTTGCGGTTGTGTATAATCCAGCGCATTACCCGTTCCGCCGCGCGGTCGGTGTATTCGATGTCTTCCGGCTTCGGGCTGCGGTAGACGCCCACCAGACCCGTTACGTTGTGGATAAGGTTCCCGGCGCAACCGATCACCTCTGCAACTAAACGTTCGTCCTTGCCCATAGTCCAGGCTCCTAAGATAGCTGTTTGACGACGTTCTCAAGCAACGCAATGTCGCGCTCAATAAGTCCGTCCCGGTAAGCCTTCCTGAATTCTTTGTACTCGTGGAGCTTGGCGTCAAGTATGTTCTTTAGTGAAACAATCTCAATGCCTTTCAGCGTTACAGTTCGTTCAGTCATTATTCACCCCAGCTCTCTGCCTTGCAATCGTCGCAGGCGTCGTTTTCTTTTTTTGCTCGATATTCGAACTTCTCGCCGCAGATCGGGCAGACGTACCATTTCTTGTGGCACTCTTCGCAGATAGGCAACTCCTCGTCATCTACTTGGTCGCTGTCGTCTCCGCAGATCCAGCATGGTGGGGGATCGTCCCGGTAGTAGTCAGGGTGCTCCATTGCGTCGTAGCGCGCCTGGCACCGTTTGAAGGTCGCTGCGTTTTTGCGGTCTAGGTAGGTCATTATGCGGTCCTCGCGTAGTCGTATCGTTTGGACGTGATGGCATCGGAGCAGATAGAGTCCAAGAAAACAACTTCTTCGGTGCGGTTGTTCTCCGCCTTGCTAACGACGATATATTCGGGGTTGATGTCGTCAATAACGATTGTGGCGTGATGCCGGTCGAGTACGTCGTGCAGTTCTGCTAGTAGGTCTGTCATGGTGTGTCTCCTAGTCGATTGGCTTGAATACGTAGCCCGTGAGATCGCACGGCGCTTGTGGCTTGAGCGCTTCCAGGTCTTCACGCTGCCGAGCAATCGCCCGTGCGGTGTTGCGGTTGGTTTTCTGGATTTGCCTCTGAAGCCGTTTAATGGTGCCTCGCTGCTCTTCCAGCCGTGCGAAGCAGTGTCCGACCTCTACCGCCTTCAAAGCTGCCATAACGAGCAAGCAACCGACTATTGCTGATAGTACGTTTCTCATTGGTATCTCCTTTCCGCGTGTAGGATGCGCGGCCCCCTGAAGGTGTTAGGCTACTATCGTGATAAATTCTGCCGGGATCTCGTCACGGATAATCGGGTGGTCGTATTCAAGCGTATCGCGCTCGATCTCGATATAGTCGTCAGCCATTGCATCTGCATCAATAGCAAAAACGTTACCGCCA